CTTCGTCGTCTTAACAAACGCGGAACGTTGACCGGCGCGGGCACCACAAGCCAGGTGTTTACCCCCGATGCCCTGAATGGTAACTACGTTCAGCTTGTACTCAAGGCCAACAATGGAGTTACGACCCTCATCTCTACTGCAACCGGTAAGGCAACGTGCGCGGTCAGCTCAGCACTGTCAGTCGACGCTTCGGGCGCCACCGTTACGGTCCCCTCGTTCGAGTCGGACTTCGGCGCGACCCCGTCGCCGGTCATCCCGGAGATCGACATCAAGATCGAGGCAATCAGCATCACAGCTGAGACCCGCAAGCTCCGCGCCAAGTGGTCGCCGGAACTCGCACAGGACCTCAACGCCTATCACTCGATGGACGCTGAAGTCGAACTCACCTCGATCCTCTCGGAGCAGATCGCCCTCGAAATCGACCGCGAGATCCTCAACGACCTCGTGTCACAGGCCAACGGCGCCAACTACTACTGGAGCCGCTCACCGGGTCGCTTCGTCAACAAGACGAACGGCAGCCGCGTCAACCTCACTGATGCACTCCAAATCGGCCCGCAATTCACCGGTACGGTCCGCGAATGGTACGAGACCCTCATCGAAACCATCATCGACGTCGCCAACACCATCCATCGTAAGACCCTCCGCGGCTCGGCGAACTTCCTCGTCACAGGCCCGGACGTCTGCACCATCCTCGAAGCCTCGGTCCTCTACAAGCCGAAGTTCTCGCTCGACGGTGAAGGTCAGGTCGCATCGCCGTTCACCATCGGCGCAGAAGCAATCGGTACCCTCTCGAACCGCTTCACGGTCTACAAGGATCCGTACTTCTCACGCAACAAGATCCTCGTCGGCTACAAGGGCGGCAGCTACCTCGAGACAGGCTACGTATACGCCCCGTACGTTCCGCTCATCGTCACCCCGACCATCTTCGCACCGGAAGACTTCACGCCCCGTAAGGGAGTGATGACTCGGTATGGCAAGCGCACGGTCCGCAGTGATTTTTACGGCACCGTGACGGTTTTGGACATGAACGTGATATAGTCCAATAAAACCAACCACTTAGGTTGATAGAGAGAGCTACCGAAAGGTGGCTCTCTTTTTTTATTTGTTTACTTTTGATTAGATGGTATATAGTTATTCTTATGGTTAAGTGTAAGTTATGTTCTAAGGAACTCGAAAATAATAAGGGTCTTTCGTATCATGTGAGTCAAGTTCACAATAAGAAGTTTTGTGATTATCTTGTAGAAGTTGAGCTCGACGGTAAGTGGCCCACCTGCGCGTGTGGTTGCGGTGAGAACGTGAACTTCTTTGGAGGTAAATTCGCAAAACACGTAGGCAGTCATGGTATCGTAGGCCTCAAGAGGGCTGAGGAGACCCGCAGAAAAATCTCTGAAATTCAACGTGGTAAGAAACTAACAGAGGAACACAAGAATAAAATCTCCACGGGTGTTAAACAGAGATTTGATTCAGACATTTCGCTGAGGCAAAAGATTAAGTCTTCGTTAACAGGCAAGAAGAAGTCAATAGAACATTGTGAAAAAATTAGCAAGACGCGCAAAGAGAGACTCTCATCAGGAGAGATGATCATCAATCGTGACAAGATCTCACAGACCGTCACGCAACGTTATCTTGACGGCGGGTTCGAATGGTCCACCGGGCAATACATCTCCACCAAGACGAGAGTAGTTTGCAACTATCGTTCTTCTTGGGAATTGGAATTCATGAAGATTCTTGATGCCGATGATAGAGTGAGCACGTGGAGCTATGAACCTATGTCATTACAGTATCTTCATGAAGGCAAGATGAAACGCTACGTACCAGACTTTCTCTTAGTGTTCGAAGGACAGGACTTGATGGTCGAGATAAAACCAGAATCGTTGACTTCTACGGAGATAAATTCTGCCAAGCGTGCAGCAGCCATCGAATTTTGCGCTAAAAATGGTTGGAAATATATCGAATTGAGCACCAAAGAAGATCTCTCTCTTTGACCCTGCAAATTCCCTGAAATATGTTTTGATTTTCCCCAATTGTTTCATTGGAAGAATATTCTTGGTGCGTCCTGTGATCACCTATTTAGGTCCATGACTATATCCAAATGTGAATTGACGACTTCATCCCCGGTCCTCCGTGCAAATGACTGGGGATATGCTTTTCGGTTGACGGAGGTTTCTCCTGCCTATGATCGAACCCCTGAATCTTTGCATGCAATCATCAAGTGGTTGGGAGTGGAGAGGGGTAAGAGGTGGAAGCCACGACCGGGATCCACATATTGTAACGTGTATGCCACGGATTATTCTCACGCATGTGGCGTTTATCTTCCTCGAACTTGGTGGAGTCCTTCGGCGGAGAAGGATTTATTGGCGGGCAAGGATGTTTCTCCGACATATGGAACTAGTGCGATGGAGTTATCTGCGAACGCGTTGTATCGTTGGTTGTCTGGACCACATTCCGAAGGATTTGGTTGGCATCGGCTGGACGACTTCTCCACGGCACAAAATCTTGCGAATGGTGGATATCCTGTCGTGATATGTTGTCGGAAGAAGGTGGAAGCGTCTCCTGGTCACATAGCGGTGATAGCTCCAGAATCTGACACGGTTGTGGCAAAGAGGGATGAAGAGGGTAATGTCCTATTGCCTGTTTTGAGTCAGGCTGGTGCGAAGAACGAGGAGTTGGGGGTTGCGTCTTCCTGGTGGAATTCTTCGGATATGGCCGAGTGGGGCGTTTGGGCGAATTACTGAAAAATCATCGACGATTATTTTTTATTTTTCTCTTGAACAGTCGGTCTTTCTTGTGATATCTTTTAGTCATCGATCACAGAGGGTGGTCGAGAAGAGAGAAAGACAAAAATGGGAAAGAATAGCAAGAGCAGCAAGAAGAGTGTTGTCGTCCGTAATCGCAATGCATCGATCAGATCGCGTGAGGATCGTCGGGGTAATCTTCGTACCGAGACCTTTCGTCGAGATGATTCGGCGGTCTCGCTAGCAATCACCACCGATCCTCGTAACGATTCGACTCGAGTTTTTATCGATTCACCGGATGGTCAATCGTATCGATTCGATGGTCGTACGGCTCGGACGCTTTATCGAGCGTTGCAGAAGCATTATCAGTATACTAGTAAGTCGTTCTAATTCGTATTAGAAGAGTAGATTTGAAAAAGGAAAGAACGAAAGTTCTTTCCTTTTTCTTTTTAATAGGAGGAACTATAGCATGGTTCTGAGCAAAAAAGATGCGTTATTGATGCGTTCCATTGTCTTTTCGTCGTTGTTGAATGGCGGTAATGATAATGTTGAAAGATCTTTGCAAGAATTGCTGGATAAGCTTGATGAATTTCTCTTATCTGATATTTCATCGACTCAAGCGAAAGAAGAAGAAGATTCTTTTGATGATGATGATGAAGAAGTCGAAGAGATGGAAGTTGACGAGTTGCTTCCTGTGGAAAAGTTTGTGAATTTACCGTTAGTGGAAGTCGAGAATGGTGGAGTCAAAGTGTCTCTTGAATTCGAAGAAGCCGAGGACTCGGTTGACTCAGTGAGTGCCATTTTTGGTGACTATGAAGATACGTACGAGGTCGTTGCTTTGGAGTTGACTGACGGGAAGGTTCGATTGTACAGGTCAGACGGTGAAGTCATCGAATGTCGATACGAAAAGCCATCGAAACGTTGGAGTAAAACATTTGAAATGGGGAAGCTATATGGTGTAGGAGAAGTAGAAGAAGATGAGGAGGATGAATAATGAATGTAACTTTGACACCGGTCGAATTGTTGCACGTATACAAGACTCTCTTGGCTAATCCTTTGCAAGATCCGATTCAACAAGAAGCGTTGGTCGAGAAAGTTCAAAAACCCATTGCAGATTCTCTGGAAAAGGAATACGATAGATTAAATGAAAAGTTATTCAAGTCGTGGGAAGGCAAGGAACAAAAACGCATACAGACTCTTCAGTCATCATTAGATGACGTCAGAAGTTCTCCAGAAAAAGTGATTGGTAAAACTAGGCGTAATATTCGCTGAATATTCGGGGCGCATCTGGTTTCGACAGCGCAAGGAGGAAAGCATAGCAGGCAGGGGTGCACGAGGATCCTCTCTAAAAATCCAAGTGACGTACAGACGCCAACGATAACGACGTCGCTCCTCTCGCCCTCGCGGCCTGAGGAACGGCCTGCGGTAGGCTAGGAACAGAAAGCCGCAAACAATGTAGTTACCCCCGTTGTTTGGGGTGGACCTTCCAGGAAGGTGGTGCCTGGACAACGACCCTGGTATCGGCCTCATAAGTCGTAAAACTGTGCGACCGAATAGATTCTCCCAGATCGATAAACTCGGGACAAGTCTGTGGAAGATATGCTTTGTGAATTGTGTTGGACGTGGGTTCGATTCCCACGCGCTCCACTGTATATAATTAATCAAGGAGGAATTCGATATGTCGGCATCGTCGGAAAGATTATTGGAGCAGATTCAACAACTTGAGCGTAACATTCAAATCGCAGAATCTTCGGGAGGAGACGCCCTTTTGATGAAGGAGAG